CGGTGATGGCGCCGAAGCTGAGATACGCGGTGAACCCGTGGAACTGCCCGAGGTCGACCGCGTCACTGACGTACGCCGAGGCGCCCTTGTCCTTCGGTTCGAAGAGCGGGACGAAGGCGAGCGATTCACTCAGTCTCATGTGTCTTCTCCTACGCGCGCGTGGCCAGCACGACGACCGGGGACAGCGTGTTCGCGCCGCCTTTGAACGGCGTCAGGGCCGCGCGCGGCATCATCTGGCCGTCGCAGCGGTACTCCGCCTTGAAGGTCTGCTCGCCCTGGGTGAACCGGACGTGGATCGAGGAGGCCTGCGTCACGCCGCCCTTGCGCGCGAGGCGGTACTTCTTCAGGTCGATCAGCACGAGATCGCCGACCGTGCCGACGCTCGCGTTGTATTCGGTCTCGACGACGGGGCGGCCCTTGATCGTCAGGATGCCGTTGTTGTCGTAGTTGACGAAGCGCGGCTCGAGCGCGCCCGCGCCGACCGGGATCGAGAGGAAGTCGAGCTGCGGGCCGGCGTCGCCGTTGATCAGCCACACGGCGGTCTTCTTCGATCGCGGCGTCATCCGGGCCCACATCTTCGAGAGGTTCGCGGTGTTGATCGACGCGGCGCCCTGGCCGGTTTCCTTCGCGACCGAGACCTGGCAGGCGCAGCCGAGATAGCCGAGCGGCTGGCCGGCCCCGGTCCCTTCCGTGATCGCGTCTTCCACGGCGAAGACGAGCTCCTCGGCGAACATCACCTGCAACTCGCCGCCGAGCGCCGCCGCGTCGCTCACAAGCTCGTCGGTCATGTAGCCGAGCGTGACGACCTTCCGGAGCTTGAATTCGACCCGCGCCAGCTTGGTCTGGGACGCGTTCGGCGCCGTGCCCTGGTCGACCCAGTACGCCGTGACGCCGCCCTGCCGCGAGCCGGTCGCGCGCGAGGTTTCGTCCACCACGTTGTAGGCGATGGCGTCGCCGGTGATCGTGCGCGCGTCGACGCGGCTCAAGAGATCGCCGGTCGTGAACATGTCGTACTCGATGCCGGCGGCCACTTCGAGCGGGACGGCGAAGCCGCCATCCGAGGGGACCGCGGTGCCCATGCCGCTCGCCGCGGCGAAGAGGCGGGGATCCGCGTTGCCGCCGCTCGACACGTTCTTGACCGCAATCGCGAAGTCGCCGAGCGCGGCGAGCCGGGCTTCGGTTTTCATCGCCGCGGTGGCGTCCCGGTGCAGCGTCGGGCCCCAGGCTTTCTCGGCGGCGTGGTCGACGCCGACCTCGATCACGGTGGGGCTGGCGCGTTCGGTGTCCTGCAGCCGGCGCGCGTGCGCGAGCAGCTCCGCGTTCGCGTCCAGCTTCTCGTCGAGGCCGTCGAGCTCGGCGAACACCGCGGTGAGCCGCGACGCTTGCTCGGGCGTCGGCGTCGCGATCGCGTTCAGGGTGCGGCCCTCTTTCTTCAGCGCGGCGATCGCCTTCTTGATGTCCGCCTCGTCCTGGATCAACTGTTTGATGTTCTTCATGCGCCTCTCCGGAAACCGGAACACGTTCGCGGACAAACGAAAAGGCGCGTGCTCATCGAGACCTTCGGCGCAGATATCGCGTCGGGGGGGTCGATCAACACGCGCCTCAACGGAGTCGCGTTACAGGGATCAGGATGAGGGGTGCGCGGCGTTTCCGGCTACGAATGGCCCGGGATCCCGCTGAGCTTCGAGGCAGTCGTCGGCCGCGGTGATGAGCGCCTCCCGGCCGAAGTCGCTACTGGTCTGGTGATTCGCTTTCGCGGCCTGGTCGACGCGCTCGCGCTCGTCGGGGGAGAGCCGGAGATGGAAATCCAGACTCGGCGCTTCGGCGCGGGCGGGACGACTCATGCCGATCGCCTCTGCGCGCAGCCCAATACGCGAACTGCCGTCTCGGTGCGATCGGGATCCTGATCGCGGGCCGAGATGACCCACCGCGTCACGGTGGCATCCACGGCGTCGTCCGGCGCCAACCTTTCCGGCTCCAACATTTGGGCCAGCGCCACCGGATCGGCTAAGAGTTCCGGCGTGACGTACACGAATGCGCCCCACTTCATCAGAGCAACCGCCGTCGCCGCGCGCGCGCGTCCGCCGTCAGGTCCTCCAGGTCGTCCAGATCATCCAGGTCGACGACGTCGGGCGGGGGCGGGGGCGCGAGCTCGCTCGGTTCGCCTTCCGCGTGCGCGGCGCCGTGGAGCAGCCCGCGCCCACTCAGGATCAGCGCGTCGATGTACGCCCGGCGGGCGCGGCTCTCGACGGAGGTATCTCGGATGTCTTCCGCACGCAGGCCGCCGGACGCCGGCTGCCGGCCGACCAGGCGCCCGAGCGTCTCGTCCATCGTCGCGATCCGGTCGATGAGGCCCGCGGCTTTCGCGTCCTTCGCCCCGAGCACCCGGCCTTCGCCGTAGCCGTTCCTGACGTCCGCCGGCGAGACGCCCAGCCCGCGCGCCACGTCTTTGGTGAACTGCGCGTAGGCCGCGTCGACGGCCGCCTGTTTGACGGCGCGCGCCTCTGGCGACAATGGCCCGAAGGGACTGCCCTCGACCTTGAACTTTCCCGCCGAGATCAGTTCGACCGTGATCCCTTCCTTCTCCAGCGCCCGCGACAGATCCTGATGGGCGCTATAGATGCCGATCGAGCCGGCCGAGCCGCTCGGCAGACAGACGCGTTCGTCGCACTGCGCCGCCAACCAATAGGCCGCTGAGGCCGCCATCGAATTAATTTGCGCGATCTGTTTGACCTGGCCGCGCAGCGCGAACATCTTCGCCGCGAGCTCCTGGATCCCCGGCACCGTACCGCCGGGACTGTCGAGGTCGTAGACGATCGTGCCGATGTCCTCGCTGACGACGCGATCGATCTGCGATCCGATGCGCTCGCACGAGGTGCCGCCGCTCGTGTCTTCCATCCCGGAGATCCGATGCGCGATGACGCCGCGGATCGGAATCACCGCCACGGCGCCGCGGCTGGTCGGGCCGGACGGGCGGCTACTGGCGTCGCCGATGCGCGCGTGGATCTCGGCCGCGGAGTACTCGTGGTCGGCGGCGCGAAACGCGAGCACGGCGATCAGTTCGGCGAGCTTGGACGGGTGGAGCGCCCACAGGGTGTCGGCGACGTAGGAGGCAACGCGGGTGTATTTCATGAGGGCACCTGCTCGGTCGGGACGCCGACCTGCATTTCGATTTTCCCGGTCGTCGGATTGAGCGCGAGGTTGTAGCTCTTGTGACACCTCGGGCAGGACGCCGCGACGCTCAGGACGACCGAGACCGTCGTGTCGGGCCCGCCGCAGTGGCAGGTGATCGTGGCGGTGATCGGACAATAGATACTGACGATCGAGAAGGGCTGGCCGACGATCGGGACGCCCGCCGGCTGCGGGAAGGGGATCGGGGGTTTCGGACCTTTGTTGTCGTCGCTCATCTGTACGCTCCTAGACGCCGATGAGGGCGTCCTCCTGATCGAAGTCCGCGAGGCCCAACAGCGCGAGCGCCTGCGTCTCGTCGGCGAGGGCCAGGTGGGCGATTTCAAAAATGAGTATTTCGTCAACCTGACCAAACTGCTTGGCTAACGCCTCGTCCTCCTGCTGCGTGCGGGATCGTTTCCGCGCCGGCGTCGGCGTGCGACGCGGGGCCGGTGTCCGCGTGCGACGTACCATCCCGGACCGCTGCGGCGCGACCGCCGGCATGATCGGCGGCATCGACGGACTCACACGGAGGATCGGCGTCGGCGCCTCGACGTCGATCGGTAGATCACCCGTCGCGATCGCCTGACCGACCGACGCGACCATCGCGACCCCGAGCGGTTCGGCCAGCGCGTCGCCACTCGCGACGGCGATCCCGACGGACGCGATCGCGGCCACGCCCGTCACGAAGACCGTGACATCGCCGCCGGATTCCCCGGTCGCGATGGCGGTCCCGACCGCCGCGACCATCGCCACGCCAGCCGGACTCGCCAGTGCATCGCCGCTGGCCGTGGGCGCGCCCACCGCGGCCGCGGACGACACGCCGGACGGCGCTGCGAGGGCCGCGCCGCTGACGACGGGTGTTCCGACACTACTCGCCGCCTCGACGCCGCTCGGGCTCGCGACGGCCGCGCCCGTGACGACAGGCGTCCCGACGGCCGCCGTCATCGCCACGCCGTTCGAACTCGCGAGCGCGTCGCCGCTCCCGACCGCCGATCCGACTGCGCTCACCGCGGCCACACCGGCGGGAGTCGCGGTGCCGCCGCCGGTCGCGATCGCCGTGCCGACGGACGCGGTCGCGGAGACCCCCGCCGGGCTCGCCGTGCCGTTCACGCCGCCGGCGAGCACCGTCGGGTCTGTCAGCTTGACGTCCGTCGGGCTGGCTTCGCCGCTGTAGAGGAAGACGTCCGGCATCAGAGGCCTGCCAGTGTGTTCACCGAGGTGCCGGCGACGTCAGGGGCCCCGCCTTTATACGAGACGACGTACCAGGTCTGTGTCTTGTCGACGACGAAGCTGTAGTTGCCGCTCGCGTCCGAGATCGTCGTCTGCGCCAGGACGTGGGACGCCGCGTTGAACAAGCGCAGGGTGCAGCCGCCGAGGGCCGCGCCCGTCGAATCTTTCGTGACGCCGGTGATCGTGAAGTTGCGCTCCGGGAAGTACGGGACGTTCTCCGCGAAGCATTCGATCGGGTTGCGGGCCGTGTTCGGCACGCCC